CAGCGGGCCTTGTCGAGTTCGCCAGCGCCACGGGGTTTGATCCCTCCGTTATCGTCATCACTGAGCAGGGGTAGGGTAAGATCATGATTATCAGCGACCATGCAGTCCTTCGCTACCTTGAGCGTCGCCACGGTCTCGATGTCGAGAAGGTCCGCGAGGAAATGAACTCGCCCGCACTGGAGATCGCCGACGCTTTCGGGTGCCCGGTCGTCATCGGGAAATACGGGCAGCGGTTGCTGATCCGCGACGGCGTTGTCGTGACGACCCTGCCCAAGCGGCATGGCAAGATGGCGAAGGGGGAGCGGTGATGGCGGGCCCCCTCGAAAACCCGAACCATGAGCTATTCGCGCAGGCTCTCGCCAAGGGTGAAACCTCGGACCGCGCGTTCGTGCTGGCTGGGTTCAAGCGCAATCGGGGGAACGCGACGAGGCTGAAAGCAAAGGAAAGCGTTAAGATGCGTGTGGAAGAAATCCTTGGACGGGCGGCGAAACGGACGGAATTGACAGTCGCAGGCATCACCGATCGACTTCTTAGAATCGCGGACAAGGGTGAAGAGTTGGATGAAGCTCCCGGCCTTTCGGTTGCCCGCGCTGCCTTGATGGATGCGGCCAAACTCAATGGGTTGGTCGTCGAAACAACCGAGAAGATCAGCCGCACACCAGAGGAACGCGCCGCGCGCCTCGAAGCATTGAAGGCCGAACGTGAGCGAATCTCTGGCGGCAATTGACGCGGAGATCGCGGAGCTTGAAGATCAGGCCATCGATGACGCGGAGCGCGAACTATGCGCCAACTCGCTATCGTCGTTCGTGCGCCTCGCATGGCCGGTTATCGAGCCCGGGCAGCCCTATGTGCATGGTCGCCACATCGATGTGATGTGCGAGCACCTGGAGGCGGTGACATCGGGCGAAATCCGACGCCTTCTCATCAACGTTCCGCCGGGCACTTCGAAATCGACCATCTGCGGTGTGTTCTGGCCCATGTGGGAGTGGGGCCCGCGCGACATGCCGTCGATGCGCTTCGTTGGCGTCGCCCACGAACAGACGCTTGGCATTCGCGACAACCTCAAGTGCAGGCGTCTCGCATCCTCCGCATGGTATCAGCGGCTATGGGGCGATCGTGTCGCGATGACGCGCGACCAGAACGAGAAGCTCAACTTCGAAAATGCCGCGACCGGATTCCGGCAGGTGGCGACGCCATCGAACATCACTGGCCGACGCGGGGACCGGGTTATCCTTGATGATCCGTTGAGCGCGGAGAACGCCAATAGCGAGTCCGAGCGCGAGAAGGTAAATCTGTGGTTCCGGGAGTCGCTGCCGACCCGCCTCAATAATCCCGACCGATCGGCTATCGTCGTCGTGATGCAGCGCCTGCACGAGCGGGACGTGTCGGGCATCATCCTGTCCGAGAAGCTTGGCTATGAGCATCTGATGCTGCCGATGCGCTACGAACCCGAGCGCTCGTGCGTGACGGCGCTTGGCAAGGCCGACTGGCGCAAGGACGACGGCGAATTGCTATTCCCGGCCCGGTTCTCGCGCGAGACGGTAGACGAGCTGGAAAAGACCATGGGTAGCTACGCGACGGCGGGGCAGCACCAGCAGCGTCCAGCCCCTCGCGATGGTGGCCTGTTCCAGCGCTCGTGGTTCAAACCGATCGGCGCACTTCCCGCTGGCAGCCGGCGCACTGTTCGGGCGTGGGATCTGGCGGCCACCAAGAAAACCGCAACGAACAATCCAGATTACACCGCTGGCGTGCGACTATCCCGTGGCGGCGACGGAATGTTCATCATCGAAGGCGTGCAGCGGTTCCGGGGCTCGCCGCTTGAAGTCGATCAGGCGATCATGACCACGGCGGCTGTTGATGGCCTGCACACCACGATCCGGTTGACGCAGGACCCGGGGCAGGCGGGCAAGGCGCAAGCTGAGACGTTCGTCCGCGCGCTGGCAGGGTATTCGGTGGTCGTGAAACTGCCAACGGGTGACAAGGCGACCCGCGCATCCCCCGCTGCCGTGCAAGCCGAGGCTGGGAATGTCCGCATCCTCGTAACCGGTGATCCCGACCGCGACGCATGGGTTGAGCCGTTCCTGACTGAGGTTTGCCTGTTCCCGGCGGCAGCGCACGATGATCAGGTTGATGCCTTCGCGGACGCGCTGAACGAACTTGCGCTGGGCGCGAGCTACACCTTGAACAATCTCTAATTTGTGTAGTAAGTGTGTAAAAACACTTGCATCGCCGCCATTCGTTGGGGACCTATATACCTAGCTAGCCAAAACTGCGGCAATCGAGGCGTGGCTAGCTAATGGGATTGAACGGGGACTCTGCGCGGGCCATATGGGGAACGGAGACAGCCATGCCAGCAGACTATGGACGCGCAAAGAAGGCCGCTCGTGACCTTTTAGCGAAATACAAGATCACAAAGGCCCCCATCGACCCCGAGGCAATTTCGGAAGCGGAAGGGTTTGAGGTCGTTTACGCTAGCTTCAATGGAAGCATTGCTGATGAAGTGGCTGGGTTCTCCGAACCCCAAAACGGTCGCATCGTTGTCAACCGGGCACTAAACTCTAACCGCAAGGTTTTCACCATTGCGCACGAGCTTGGCCATCATGTGCTACATAAGGATTATCTGGATGACGAGGGAGCCTATCAGGTTTTTCCTCGTATGAATGTCTATAGCGGCGCGAAGCCACCCGAGGAACAAGAGGCCGACGCATTCGCAGCCGAACTCTTGGTCCCGCTGGACATGCTTCGAAAGTATGTCGATTTCGCATCCCCTTCGGAGCTAGCGGCGATGTTCATGGTGTCGCGAGATGTGATTCTTAATCGGATGAAGTGGCTCTAGGGTGAGCGTTCCGACAAGAACGCAGGCCCGTGGGGCTATTGCCGATGGCTTGAGCGAGACTGACGAGAGCAAGGACCTAGATCTTCTAGCGGCAGAGCACACTCGCGTGGAGGTCGAAGGACGTAAGCAATTCTTCAAGTTGCAGAAGGGTTGGTCTGATTCAATCACCCGGTGGATCACGGGCCTGATAGTCTTCAATGCAACGCTCACCGTGTTGGTTGGCGCTGGTTGGTTAGATTTCAGCGCCACCCCTTGGTTTGTCACCGCCGTGACCGTGGAGACATTCTTGCAGGTCGTGGGACTGGGCTATGTGGCGGCTCGATACCTATTTTCGAACGACCAAAACCCTAGTCGATAATTCTGTTCATATCGTCAAACAGGTACGGATGGCCGCGATCAACTTGGTATCCTGTGGCCTCATCGACAAGCGCAACAATTCCCACGCTAGCAAGGCTGCGAATGAGAATGTCGGCTTGTCTTGCGACATGCAATTGGGATTGAACCAGCGCACCGGCATCTCGTGCCTTGAGGTAAACTTCGCAAACCTGCGGAAGCATTTCTGCACGATAGCCGAAAGCTTTCCGCCCGGTCGGCAAAACAAACTCAATCTGGCTTGACGTCACATACAAGTCATTAGGAATAAAGTCTTTTATGTTCTTGGCGGTCAAAAATGCAGGTAAGTTGACGTCAGCATCATAGAAGGCCCGCCCCTTAGCCTGCCTTGCCCTTCCCAATGCCCTCATCATATCGCTTTGTGTGAGTAGGCGGGTTCCGTCCTCTAGGACTGCGCAGCCTATCTCTGCCTCTCCGAGCGACAGAACCCCGCTGTAAAGCGCGACCGGCAATTGATTTTCCGCTTGGCTCTTGCGGCTAGGAGTCATCGCCTTGGCGACTGCATCGAACGACGCATTTATCGGTTCGATAGTCTTGTTGTCGTTAGGCATTGATGAGGCCCTTGCGGCGAGGGGGTAGCCCAGACCCCGAGAATTACCCTCCGTAACCGACGGAGCCCGCCCCGCCTATCGTCCCGACCATGGGCGTCATTACTTCAATCCGCGACGGGCTCGCGAACCTCGTCTCCGGGCGAGGCACGTCGGCCGACAAATCGCAGCATAATTTCTACGCGCATTGCACACTCTCGCCTGACCAGATCAATGCCGCGTTTCGGTCCTCATGGCTGATGCGCAAGGCAATCGAGCTTCCCCCGTTCGACATGATCCGCGCGGGCTGGGACTGGCAGGCGGACAAGGATCAGATCGACCTGATCGAAGCCGAGGAAAAGCGGCACGACATCAGGGGCAAGGTTCGACGCGCGCTGGTGCTCGGTCGCCTCGGTGGTGGTGTCGTCATCCTCGGCGTGAAGCAGGGCGACCCGCGCGAGCCGCTCTATATCGACCGTATCGGCAAGGGGGCGCTCGAATATGCGCACATCATGTCGCGCCACCAGCTCAGCTTCGACGAAATCGACAAAGACCCGAAAAGCCCCACCTTCGGTCAACCGCGCATGTGGACGATGGCAGCCGCCGGGCAGCGCGTCGATATTCACCCGTCGCGCGTCATCGCCTTCAAAGGCGAGCAGGTTCCGGACTTCGGCCTCGCGAACGAACAGGACCTGTTCTGGGGCGATTCGGTCGTTCAGTCGATCATGGATGCGGTCAAGAACGCGGACGCTGCGCAGAGCGGGTTCGCGTCGCTGATCGAGGAGGCCAAGCTCGACATCATCAAGGTCCCGGGGCTGATGTCCAACCTTGCGACCACCGAATATGAACAGCGCTTTCTCCGGCGCCTCGGCCTCGCGAATATCGGCAAGTCCACCCATAACGCGCTCATCATCGACGGCGAGGAAGATTGGGAACAGCGGCAGGTGAACTGGTCCGGTATGCCCGATATCATGAACACCTATCTCGGGTTCGTGGCGGGCGCGGCTGACGTTCCCGCAACCCGCCTGCTCGGCAAGTCGCCCGATGGCATGAACTCCACCGGCCTCGGCGACCTCCAGAACTACGAGACGATGATTTCCGCCCGGCAGGAGAATGACCTTCGCCCATTGCTGGAGCGCATCGAGGAGGTTGTCATCCGTTCAGCGATCGGTACGCGCGACCCGGACGTTTATTTCACGTTTGCCCCGCTTCGCGTCATGACCGAAAAGGAATCAGCCGATATCGGCAAGGTCAAGGCCGATACGGTCAAGGTCTATTCCGACAGCGGCCTCATCCCGACCATCGCGCTGGAAAAGGCTGTCCAGAACATGCTTGTCGAGGACGGGCTATTCCCCGGCCTTGACGGCGCGCTGGCTGAGTTGGGCGAGGAAGAGCGGTTCCCGAGCCTTGGCGAAGAGGACGGCGAGGATGATCCGAGCGCGCTGGTGGCGGCAGTGGCACCGCCCGCAAAGATAGCCGCAAACGACGCCGCCCCCCGTTCGCTCTATGTCAGCCGCAAAGTGGTCAACGTCGGCGACCTTGAGGCATGGGCGAAAGAGCAAGGGCTTCCCGCGCTACGGCCGGACCTGCACGTCACCATCATCTATTCGCGCGCGCCAGTCGATTGGATGAAGGTGGAAAACGAGTGGGGTGAGAACGAGAAGGGGCAAATCATCATTTCTCCCGGCGGCGCCCGTCTTGTGGAGCCGCTTGGAGATCGAACCGCGGTCCTTCTTTTCTCATCGTCCACGCTTTCATGGCGGCACGAGAACATTCTACGCGCCGGAGCAACGCATGGCTTCCCCGATTATCAGCCGCACATCAGCCTGACCGGCGAGCCTGTCGATCTGTCTGAGGTCGAGCCTTACCGTGGGAAGATCGTGCTGGGCCCGGAAATCTTCGAGGAACTAAACGAAGGCGGCGACTGATGGCGTGCGACCTCATCTGCGGCGACATCGCCAACGACCAAGGCGACCTCCATTTCTCCGCACGCTTTACCATCGCAGGCGGCGAGACCCCCGTTCTGGTCGATCAGGCCATTCGGGCGCTACTCCATGGCTGGCGATGGGTCGGCACATATGACGACATGATTATCATCACGCGGGGCCCAATCCGGCGCTGGTCGAAAGGTGAGTCCATCTCCGCCATCCCGGTGTTCAACTGATGCGCTTCGATCTGGCCGCCATGTCCCGCCGCGCGCGCAACAGCCGCAAGCGTGTTGTTACCCTTCGCGAGATTGCCCCGACCGCATCGCTCGCCGCAGACCTTTACAGCGTCTATCGGCCCGTCGTCGCGGCATGGGCCGCAGCCACGCCCACAATCGCCGCTGCTTATGCGCGAACGATCGCCGAGGCCACCGCGCGCGATGGGACGCGCGATTCCGTGTCCGAGATGCAGTCTGCAATCGAAGCCGCCTCCAACGAAATCAGCCGCCTGCTTATCGTCCTGACACCCGAGCTGCGCCAATGGGCCTTGCGCGTTGAGAGGTTCCACCGGGGCAAGTGGGTCGCCAACGTGCTGTCAGCGAGCGGAGTGTCGATCGACACCCTGATTGGCGCGGCCGATGTCGCCGAGCCGATTGCCGCCGTCATCGCACGCAACGTGGCCTTGGTCCGCCATGTCTCCGCCCAGACCGAGCGCCGCATTGCCGATAGCGTGTTTCGCGGCTTCTCCGCTCGCAGGCCCGCGCGTGACGTTGCCCGCGAGATGTCAGAAGCCGTCGGCAGGGGCAGGGCGCGTGCGTTGCGGATCGCCAGCGACCAGGCCACGAAACTCACGGCAGAACTTGACGGCGAGCGGATGCGGCAGGCTGGCATTGACGCGTGGAAATGGCGCTCATCGCATAAGCAGAACTTCCGCCCCGAGCATCAGGCGCGCGACGGCAAGCGCTATACTTTCTCCGATCCACCCGCCGAAATGCCCGGCGAGGCGATCAATTGCGGGTGCCGGAAACAGGCGCTGTTGGAGTTGGAATAGGGGTGTTTGGACCCTCCGTAACCGGCGGTGCCGTCCCACGATAAATTCGGCGGCATGCTATTCGCTGATCGCCTCACACTGGACCAGCCCCGCCGCACTGCGGACGGGTATCTTGCTGTCCGTGCCAAGGCGGCGCGGGTCGGGGTTCAGGATTATCTCGGCTACGAGGTGGACCCCGAAGGCAAGCATTTCCAGCCCAACGATGTCGTGCCCGTCTATCGGCCAGAATCCGAGGTGTTCGACGAGGCATCGGTTCGCAGCTTCCTGATGAAGCCGATCACTAACGACCACCCCTCGGTCGCGGTGACGGCTGACAACTGGCGCGATTATTCGAAGGGCGTGGTCGGCAAGGCCCTGCGCGACGGCGACCATCTGAGCTTCGACCTCGTGCTGATGGACGCGGCGACGATTGCCGATGTTGAATCGGGTAAGCGCCAGCTTTCCAACGGCTATTCCTGCGCGCTGACGTTCGGCGATGGCGTGACCGAGGACGGCACGACCTACCGCGCAACCCAGCGCACCATTCGCGGCAATCACGTCGCTGTCGTCGATCGCGCCCGGGCTGGCCCCGAATGCCGCATCGGCGACGCCGCCGTCTGTTCTTCCCTCCCCGCCGACATGCTCGGCCGACTGCTCAACGATGGAGCCCCTGACATGACGACCAAGACCATTACGTTTGACGGGCTGCCCTTGCTCGTCACCGACGCCGCAGAGGCTGCCATCGGCAAGCTGCAGGCAACCATCGCAACGCTGACGACCGCCAAGGATGCGGCCGACGCCAAGGTGGGCGAGCTGACCGTCTCGCTCCAGACCAAGGACGGCGAGATTGTCGCGCTGAAACAGCAGATCGTTGATGCGACGGTGACCCCCGCCAAGTTGCAGGAACTCGCCGCAGCCCGCGCCAAGATCATCGCCGACGCCAAGAAAATCGCTCCGGCGATCGCCATTGCCGACGCTGATGCCGATTCCGCCATCAAGCGCGCCGCTGTGGTCGCCCGCCTGGGCGATGCCGCGAAGGAAATGGCTGACGCCGCGATCGACGGCGCGTTTCTCGCGCTGGTTCCGGTGTTGGATGCTGACCCGCTGGCCGCAGCCATCGCGAGCGGTGTCGCCAACATCGGCGACGGCGCGAAGCTGGTCGCCGACGCCCGCGCCAAGATGATTGCCGACCTCAAGGCCGCACACGCGGCCTGACGATCTAACCGACGAAGGAGCCCGGACATGGGAACGTATCAGACCACCTACAGCAGCGCTCCCGCGAAGGGCCTTCCCGGTCAGATCGCGAACGAGGAAAAGTGCAACAAGGTCAGCCGCTCGGTTGAATCGGCAGCGGGGGTCGCCTTCGGGCAGCCTGTCTATCGCGGTTCAGGCGATCATGGCGTCATCATCGGCGGCACGTTCGCTGCGACCAGCGCTGGCGCTGCCGTCGCCGGCAACACTGGCGCGGCCACCATCACGGCGGCCCCTGCGGTTGCAGCTGGCGCCAAGCAGGGCGTCTATAAGCTTACGGCGGTTTCTGCCGGCGCGACTGCGATATTCCTCCTGACCGACCCGGATGGTGTCGAGCTTGGTGAGGCGACGACCGGAACGGCCGCCACCATTGGTGGCATTGGCCCGTTCACCATCACGGATGCGGGCACTGACCCTGCGGTCGGCGACCAGTTCACCATCACCGTGACCTATACGGCCAACGCCAGCTTTCTCGGCCTCGCGGTCCTTACCAGCGCGGTTCCGGCTGATGCCACCACGCCCGATGCCTACCCGCAGTATGCGACCGGCGCCTTCATGACGATGGGCCAGATGTACGTGACGGCAGGCGCAGCGGTCGTCGATGGCGGCGATGTCTACTGGAACCCGGCGACGGGCCGCTACACGTCCACCACCACGCATATCCGCATCCCCGGGGCAACGTTCGATACGAGCGGCGGCAACGGCGACATCGTCGAAATCTCGCTGAAGCTTCGCTGAGCGACTGAACAGAGGAACTTGAAATGATCCAGCCCTTCGCAGACGCTCAGGCCGCCTTCCCCTTCGTGGTTGCGCAGGGGCGGAACATCGAAACCAAGATCTACGAGCGCCGCTATCCGACGTTCAACTATAGCCAGGTCATCCCCGTGGTGACCGAGGGCAATGCGTGGGCAACCGGCACCACGTTCTTCACGGTCGATAGCGCAGGCGAGGCGAAGTTCCTCTCCGGCGCCGGGACCGACATGCCATTCAACAAGACGACCAAGGGCATGTCGAGCCACGACTTCGCGATGATCGGCTCGGGCTGGGAATGGACGATCGAAGAGATCAATCAGGCCGCGCTCTACAATATCAGCCTCAACCAGACTGACGCGATGTCGGCCACCGACAAGGTTGAGCGGCTGCTGAACACGGTTGCCTTCGTTGGCTCCACCGAAAAGAACTGGACCGGCTTCGCGAACAGCACGGTCGTTCCACGCGCCGATGTCGATACGCCGGGCACCTTCTGGCCAGCCAAGTCCGCCGACCAGATCCTGACCGATGTCAACGAGGTCATCGGCCGCGTCCGCACGCAGACCAGCGAAGTGGAATGGGCAGACTCGCTCGCCCTCCCGCCCGCAGCGTTCCGTACTATCGCCACCAAGCGCCTCGGTGCTGGCGACGGCACGCTTACGGTGCTGGAATATATCAAGAAGAACAACATCTACACCGCCGAGACCAATCAGCCGCTCAACATCTTCCCGGTTCGCGAGCTGGCAACGGCATCGCAGGATGGCGGTGGCCGCATGGTTGCCTATCGCCGCGACGAAGAGGTTCTTCGCTTCCACCTGCCGATGCCGCGCACGGTGCTTCAGCCGCGCCAGAAGTCCATCATGGGCTTCGAGACCGGCATCATCGCACGCACGGGCGGCACTGAAATCCGCCTCCCACTGGCGATGGCATATGCCGACGAGGTGACTGACGTAGCCTGATCGGCTGAATAGCTGAGAGGCTTGCATGGCCGGGCCTTCAACGGGTCCGGCCATTTTTCTTTCGGAGACCAGTATGCGCGCGACGATCAAGAACAACTCCCCCGCCCTGCAAGGGGTCCGCTCGGTTGATGGGCTGGTGTTCATCGCGCCGGGCAGGCAGCGCACGCTCGACATCCCGTCGGAGTGGGAGGCGTCCACGCGCCGGCTTCCGTTCCTGGCGATCGATGTGGCCGACGACCCGCTCGATCATGATGGTGATGGCAAGAAGGGTGGCGTTGTCGATCCTTCACCGCTGACTGATGACGAGAAGATCGAGCTTCTGGACGCGATGACCGACGATGAGCTGCGCGAGTTCATCACCGAGCGCGACGGCAAGGCGCCGCATCACAAGATCGGCCGCGACAAGCTGCTTTCCAAGGCGAGGGGTGAATAATGGGCCGCTATACCGAACAGCGCGATTCCAACGCCATGATGATCGGCAAGCGCCTGTCCGAGCATACGGTGGGCGCGACCGAGATCCCCGGTGATGTCAAGGCGATCTGCTTCGACGCCGACGGCACCGCGGATATCACCAATGATGACGACACCACGGTTTCCGGGGTGCCTGTCATCAAGATGCAGCCGATGTGCGTCTTGCCGAAGAAGGTCACGGCGATTGCGACCGCCACCAAGTGCTATCTGATCCGCTGACATGGCCTATACCGCGCCTACCCCGGCAGACCTGAAGGCGGCCTTCGTGGCATTCGCCGCGGTCCCGGATGCGTCGGTGCAATTCTGGCTCGATCGCGCGGCGCGCATGGTCGATGAAAGCTGGACCGAGGATGATTTTGCCTTCGGCCGCATGACGCTCGCCGCGCACTACATGGCATCGAACGGGCTGGGGACTGGCACAGGGGCCGGGCTGGCAGCGGCGGGGCTTTCCAACGTCACGTCGATGCGGTCCGGCGCGCTGTCGCTGACCTTCAAGGAAGGTGCCTCGATAGCAGGCGGCTATAGCTCGACGCCATATGGGTTGCAATTCGCAACGCTTCTTCGCGCCAACAAGGGCGGCCCCGGCGTCACCCCGTCGGGCACGGTCAGTTGCGGGGGCTGCTGGTGAGTGAACTTCTCTCCGGCGGCCTCGCTGGCATCCTGGGGGCTGCATTCGCGCCGCTCTATCTCGACGCCACGCTGCATCGCCCATCCGCGCCCGAATATGACGACGGCGGCACCATCATCAACGCCAGCACGACCGATATCGCGTGCAAGGCGCAGGTGGACGCCGTGACCGAGGCAATGCGCCAGTCGCCGGGCTTCACCGATCGGGACCAGCGCATCCTTGTCTTGTCATCCACGCTTAGCGGCACAATCACCACCGACGATTCGATTACGGTCGGCGGCCAGCATTGGTCGATTGCATCCGTAGCGACCGATCCCGTCGGCGCCTATTTCGAGCTACGCGGGCAGCTGGCGTGAAAATCATCGGCGCCAAGGCCCACGCCGCCCACCTGAAAGCGATGACCGGGCCGGAGATGATCCGCGCCGTCGGCAGCGCCCTGTTCGCAGGCGGGCAGGCGATCCAGGTTGCCGCACAGATCAGCATCACGAACGGGGCGGTGAGCGGCAAGAATCACGTCGCCTCCGAGCCGGGGCAGCCACCCAACAACGACACGGGCACGCTCGCCAACAATATCGAAACGGTGCAGGTCGCGCCGCTGCGCGTCGAGGTCAGCAGCAATGCACCTTACGCCGCTGCGCTTGAGTTCGGCACGAGCCGCATGGCCGAGCGCCCCTATATGCGCCCGGCAGCCGCCCGGAAGCGCAAGGAAGTCACGGCACTGGTTCGCCGCGCCGTCGATCACGTCATCCGCAAGAGCAAGGTCTAAAGGAGAATTATCATGGCAGGCGCATCAGGTTCCATCGAAGTCAACGTCCGCGCGAAGCTTATGGGTTCGGCGGATCTCGGCAACCCCATCGCCCCCGTGGCGCTTGAGAAGATCATCACGATTGCAGCCGGCACCGACGCGCTCGGCAAGGCGGACATCCTGTGGGCCGACACCCGCACGCTGGCCGCATCGGCAACGGAAAATCTCGATCTGGCCGGCGCTCTGGCTGGCCTGCTCGGCACCACGATCACGGCAGCGGAAATCACCGCGATCGTCATCGCCGCCGATTCCGGGAACACCAATGACGTCGTGGTATTCGGCGCGGCATCCAACCCGTTCAACGGGCCGCTGTCCGGCACCACGCCGAAGCTCACCCTGGGGCCTGACGACCTCGCGCTGGTGACCAGCAAGAAGGGGTGGGCGGTCACAGCCGGAACCGGCGACATCATCCTTGTGGCGAACAGTTCGTCCGGCACCGCCGTCACCTATACGATTGTCCTGTTTGGCCGCACGGTAGCAGCCTGACAGAAAAGCTGGTAGTTTCACCATGAATGGCACGCCCACCGACGCTCGAACAAACGGAGGAATGGCTATCGGCAGTCTATCTGCTGATGGTCGGCCCTCTTTTTGGCGTCGGTGGGATGCTGATGCCAGCGAACGAAAATCATGAGCCGCGACAGCACGCTTCCGGTGCGGAAGGCAATCCTCCGCGCGCTGAAGGTTGACGCAGCGGTCAAGGCCCTCGTTCCGGCGAGCCGCATCTATCCACCGCAGACGCCCGCCACTCCGACATGGCCGTTTATCCGTTTCGGAATCGCGACCGCGCTCCCCTTGCGCGCATCCGGCATGGATGGATCGACGATCATCGTTGCAGTTCACGCATTCGCAAAAGGCCCCGGCGAGGACTCTGCGGCCCTGATTGCGGCGGCCATCGGCAAGGCGCTCGATGGTGCCACGCTCAACCTTCCCGACGCGAGCTATCCGGCCACCGCGCACGTCACCACCACCGGCAGCCAGTTGCTCCGCGATACCGAAGAGGCGGGTGCCTGGCATGGCGTCGTGAACATCGAGGTCGCCGTTGCCAGCTAAGACGGACCCTCCGTAACCGGCGTGACCCCTCCGCGATATTCTCCTGCGAAACGCACAGCGCCCAGCGGAGACAGCCATCATGAGCCAGCCTGATATCGTCAAAGGCACCTATGTCGACATCATGGTCGAGAACCCCGTCAACAGCGGGACGTTCACGCGCTTTTGCGGCCTCTCTACCAAGACCTTCACCTATCAGAAGAACTCGGGCGACATCTTCATTCCCGATTGCGACGACCCCGAGGACGTGCCGATCCGCCGCCTCAACATCACGGGCCGCCAGTGGGATCTGAGCGGCGAGGGCTATTACAACCGCGCACAGGCCCCGCTCATCCGCACGCTGATCGAAGAGGGCTCGCCCCGGAAGTTCCGCTTCGCCGTCTCCGAGCCTGCCACAGATGCGATCGATGCCGGCTATTGGGAGGGCAATGCCCAGATGATGAACGTGCAGTATGGCGGCCCTGCTGGCGGCGAATATGCGACGTTCTCCGCAAGTGTCGCATCAGACGGCGAGTGGCTGTGGATCGAAGCGTAATCCATGGCCACCGGGATTGACCTTGAGTTTGCCGACGGCACCTATTCGTTCGGGCTGAACCTCGCGGGCATCAATGAAATCGAGACCAAATGCGGGGCGGGGCTGGGCGAAGTGTTCAGCCGCGTCCTTGCTGGCCGTTTCGAGAATGATGGCGCGTTCTTCGGCCACCCCGCCCATGCACGCTGGAAGATCAGCGATATTGTCGAGGTGATCCGGCAGGGGCTGCTCGGCGGCTCCGGCATGGCGACCGTCGATGGCGTTGAGGCCAAGGTCACGGCCCACCGCATCAACGAACTGATCCGCCTCTATGTGATCGAGCGCCCCTTGTCGGACGCATGGTCGTTGGCGGCGGCAATCCTGACTGCCCGCATCGAAGGGTACGACCCGCCAAAAAAAGACGAGCCGGCCACGGAGCCGGCGGACACCACGGAAGCATCTTCGGAAACGAAGGATATGCCGGCGCCCTGACCAATTGCGTGATGATGGGAATCGGCATTGAAGAGGCCAAGCGCCTGACATTCTGGGAGTATAGCGCGGTGCTGCATGTCTGGAACGAGCGCCACGCGACCGAGGACAGTGAACCCGTCGAACTGCCCGATCTCGATTTCGTCATCCGCCGCGGCGAGATGCTCGAAGCGCGCGGCATCACCAGCGGGAGCGTGCACTGATGAGCACGACCGCAGACAGCGTTATCGTCGAGCTTGAGGCGAAGAACGCGCAATACGACGCCAGCATCAAGACATCAGCGCGGGCCTTCGACGCCAGCATGTCGCGCATGGAGGCGTCCGCAAAGCGCATGGAGCGCAAGACCTCGGGCGCGTTCAACATGGTCAAGGGCGTCATGGCGACGGCCGGGGCTGGGCTTATCGCGGGCATCAGCATCGGCGCCATCACCGCGTTCGCCAATGAGGCGCTCCAATATGCGTCCTCGCTGGGTGAGGTGGCGCAGCAGCTCGGCGTGACGACCAAGCAACTCCAGACATTCCGCTATGCGGCAACGCAAGTTGGCGTGTCGCAGGAAGAAATGGATCAAGGCCTTTCGAAGCTGACCAAATCGCTGGGCGATGCTGCATTGGGCGCCAAGCAGGATGCGAAGGTATTCGCTGCGCTCGGTATCAGCCTCAAGAACGCCGACGGCTCCATCCGGACTGCCGGCGACGCGCTACCCTTGCTTGCCGACGCGCTGGCCCAGATCGAGGACCCGGCAAAGCGTGCGGCGCTTGAGGTTCAGATATTCGGCCGCGCCGGACAGAAACTCGATACGCTGCTGGCTGGCGGCAGCGGGGCGATTGCTGAACTTTCGACGGAAGCGGAGCGGCTCGGGATTATCCTGTCGGACCAGCAGATCCAGCGCGCGGACGACACGGCCGACAAGATCGCCAAGCTTCAGTTCCAGCTCAAGCAGAACATCGCGGGCGCGGTCGCGGAAAACGCCGATGCCATCCTCGCTCTAGCGAACGCGTTTGCATCGCTGGTTCTGGGCATCGGGAAAGCCATCAGCGCATATTCTCGTTGGACCACGATGGGGAAGATTGACAACCCATTCGCGTCCGCAAAAGATAAACAGGAAGCGCGTTCCACGCTGCTCGGCACGCGCGAGGGCAGGGTCGATCTGTTCGAGCGCTCCAAAGACCCATCCCGATATGCCGACAGTCCCGAGGGCCGCAAGCAGGCAGCCGCCGATCGCGCGGCCGCCGTCGCAGCGGAAGTGGCCGCGCGTCGCCGGGGAACAAGCGCAGCTTCCGGTAGCAGGCCCACGGTCAACAATGGGCTGATCGACAACATTCTCGCGCCCGACGGCAAGAAGGGCGCTGGGGCATCCGGTCCATCGATCGCCGAAGTGCAGGCCCGGTTCGCTATGGAGCTATCGCGCTATTTCGACCAGCAGTTGTCCGCCGAAGCCGATCTGACCGCCGACGTCATCGAAAAGGCGGCATTGGCACGCGAGCAACTGACGAACCGGCGCGATGCAATCAATGCCGATATCGACGCCGACAAGAACTATAACGCCGCCCAGAAGGCCGCGCTCAAGGCCGCCAACAACCGCGCCTCTGCCCTTGAAGCGGATGCCATCAACCTGCGCGAGAACCAACAGGTGCAGGAAGATGCGCTTGCGGCGCTGAAGGCCGCGATCGGCACCGAAGAGGAATTGCTGTCGATCCGCGCCGGCATGGCACGCACCGCTGCCGAGCGCCGCGACATCGAACTGAACCTGCTCGCGCTGGCCCGCAAACAGGAAGAGGCCGAGCTTGCGCGCATCATCGCGGATGATGGCCGCAACCAGACCTATTCGCCTGCCGAAGTCGCACGCGCCAAGGCCCGCAAGGAAGCGCTTCCCGGCATCTACGACGAAAAAACCAGCGCCACCAGCCAGCAGAACCAAGGCCCGCTCGGCACCTATCTGGATGGCATCCCGCGCACGATCGAAGAGATCAACGAGCAGCTCGAACAGACGGCAGCGAACGGGCTCAAGAGCCTTGAGGACGGCTTTGTCGGGGCGGCCGAAAAGGCGCTGCATCTGCACGGGGTCCTCGGCCAAGTCATATCCGACCTTATCCGCATGGTGGCGCAACAAGCCATCCTCGCGGCGTTCGGCGGCGGTGGCGGCGGAATTGGTGGCGCCATCGGTGGCCTGTTCGGGTTCGCGCAGGGTGGCGGCGGCATCATCGGCGGTCGGCCCGGAACGGATCGCAATGTGCTGTCGCTCAATGGCAAGCCGTTCGCGAAGGTAAGCCAGGGCGAAAGCCTCAGCATCTCGCCGACGGGGCGCGCGGCATCCCCGGGTGGCGGAGGTACGGTCGTCCAGCAGTTCTTCACGCTTGACGCACGCGGCGGCATCACGACGCCCGAATTGCTCCAGCACGTCAACGCCATCGCATCTCAGAAGGCGGCGCAGGCGGGGCAAGCGGCATTCCAGGCGAGCCAGGCGGCTGTTCCGGGACGGATTTCGCGCCAGCAGACGCTTGGGACCTGACATGATCGAATTTTTCCCCAACCGCTTCAACTTCAACAAGCAGGACATTCGCCGTGTCGGCTCGGTGACATCGGGCGGGACTTCGCTGTCCGGCATCGAAGATCCGATCGAGACCGACGGCGGAGGCTTCTGGCGCGCCGATTATGGCGAGGGTCAGACTGTCGATCGCGCGGACGGGCTGGAATGGCGGCGCATTACCGAGGCGATGGACAACGGCTCCGCGCCGGTCAATGTTCGCCTCAGCGAGCGCCGGTTCCAGCCCGTTGGACGGCAGCCGAATCCGCTCAACCCCGAGATGTCGCCCGGGGCCGTCGCAACCGTTACCTCGTTTCTCAACGGGCAGACGGGCGGGTTGCGTGCGACCAAGCTGCGCATATCGATCGCGTCCGAAAAGCCGCTGCTCGGCGGCGAGCTATTCTCGGTCAACTGTCCGACATGGGGGCACCGCGCGCACCGCATCATCGAACTTGTCGAGATAACGGCCGGTTCTGCCTACGAAATCACCATCCGCCCGGGGCTGCGTGAAGCAATCCCGATCGGAACCAGCCTCGACTTCGACAGCCCGCGCTGCCTGATGCGCCTTGCCGCCATCACATCGAACGAGACGATGGTTGGCAAATACACCGCGTGCGCGATCAGCTTCGTCGAGGACATGCGGAAGCCGGCATGAGGGAAAGCATCCTGATCCGCATCGCTTCCGATCCCCCGGCGCGGGTGTGGTCGGGCGTTGGCGACCTCATCATTCCCGCCGATGCCGTGGAAGCAGCGCCCGCTGTTTATTCCGGCGCCGGTGAAATGCTCAACGCGCCCGATTTCCAGCAGCTTATCAACGGCACGGCCGAGCGGATCGAGATCAACGTCAGCGGTGTCGGGCAGGAGACCGTGCGGCTTGCGATCGAGGAAGCGGCGTCCGTCAAGGGCGCGAAGATCCACATCGGCACGGCGCGGTTCGATGATGACTGGCAATTGATCGATGTCGATTGGGAAACGGTCCTCCGCGCCGACAAGCTGTCGATTTCCGGGCAGACATCAGAGGATGGCCGCACTCGCAGCATCGGCTTGTCGGCTGGCACCGAGGATACCGACCGATCGCGCGCGCCTGTCGCGTTCTGGACCGACGCCGATCAGAAACGCCGCTCGCCGACGGACAAATTCTTTTCGCACGTCGCCGGGATTTCATCCGGAACGACCCGGAGGTTTGGACCGAAATGAAGCTCGCCGACTATCTCCATGCAGCGGGGGGCAAGTCCTTCGCGCCGGGCACGCATGATTGCTGCACCTTCCCGGGCGATTGGGTGCGCGCGCAGACCGGCGTCGATCCTATCCAGCGCTGGCGCGGTCGTTACGACACACAGGAGGGCGCGGAAGCCCTGATCGAAGCGGCGGGCGGGCTGGTGAACCTGTGGGCCATCGGCATGATCGATGCGCTCTGCCCGGAGGTCGACGAGCCGCAAGAGGGTGACGTCGGCGTTATCCTCGTGCTGGGCGAGAACGGCCCGGTCGAAAACGGCGGGATATTCACCGGCAGGCGATGGGCGTTTGTCGCGCCGCGGGGCCTGTTCATTTCGTCGATCGACCCCGCGCATATCGTGCGCGCGTGGCGGCCGGCATGAGCAAGACGCTCGGCTCAATCCTGCTTGTTGCTGCGGCGGTAGCGGTCAACGTCATCCCCGGGGCTGGGCAGGCGATCAGCGGCGCCATCCTGACCACGGTCGGGACTTCGTTCGCAGCGGTCGGGATTGTCACCACGGCAGTGTCGATCCTGTCGGTCGGGCTCGCTGTCGTCGGCGCGCAGGCCGCCATGGGGCTGCTTGGCATCGGCCCGCACATGCCCAAACCCGAGCAAACCGAAAGCCCCATCAAGAGCCCCACGCCAGCGCGCGTGTCGGCCTATGGGCGCGTCCGGCTGCATTATGCTTACGCGCTATTCGAAACTGCGGCCAACGGCACGGCGGTTGACGTGGGTGCGGTGCATGACGGGCGCATCGACGGCTATGAGCAATTCTATCTCGGCGACGACAAGGTGACGCTCTCGGGCAATACCGTCAACGCCGGGGCTGATGGTCGCTACAAAGACAGCACGATCCATATCTACACCACGCTTGGCAACGCGGTCGAAACGGCGTTCTCGGCGGTCACATCGCTACTGCCCGGCATCTGGACCAGCGACCATCGCGGCGACGGCGTGGCGACAATGGCCGTCACCTTCCGCCCCGTCAAAGCGAAGCATTATCAGGAAACCTACCCGAGCGGATTGCCGCCAGCGGGATCGGCCGTCCTGCGTGCACAGCCTGTGTTCGACTGGCGCGACACATCCCAGAGTGTTGGCGACCCGCTGACGTGGAAGTGGTCGGAAAACTTCATCCTGCACATCGCGCACTATCTACTCACCCGCAAACTGGCGGTCGGCCCTACCCGGCCACCATCGGACCCAGACTATTGGGCTGACATTGCCGGGATGTACGGCGCGGTTTGGGCTATTAAATTTACCCCCACGCTGTCCTACTGGACGGCAGCGGCAGATGATGCCGATCTACCTACCCCGCTGAAAGGCGGCGGCACCGAGCCGCGCTATCGGTCATGCCTCGCGCACAAGCACACCGATCAACACAAGACGGTTTTGTCTGGCCTGCTCGCCTGCGGAGATGGATGGATGTCTCCCCGGCACGATGGGGCAATCATCATCTATTCGGGCCGCTATTACGAGCCGACGGTCAGCATCGGCCCCGATGAAATCGTGTCCTACAGCTTCGAGGATGGCCTCGCCGACGAGGATTCGGTCAACGAAATCGCACTGACCTACATTTCGGCCGCGCACGACTTCAACGCAGTCGAGACGGACGCATGGCGCGACGAGGACGACATCGCCGCGCGTGGGCGCGTCAACTCGGTCACGGTCTCCAATCAGGTGCCGTCGCATTCACAGGCCCGGCGTCTCGCCAAGCGATATATGGCGAAAGCGATGGCGCCCATGCGCGGAACGGTAACCACCAATTCCGGTGGCCGCGTTGCCGTCGGGCAGCGCTATATCAACCTGACCATCGACGAGGGAAACGGTTTCGCGCCCTATGAGGGGCCTGCCGAAATCACCCAGCTCACCCGTAACCTTGCAACGGGCGGAGTCACCTTCGCGTGGGTGGCGGCCGATCCCAATATCGATGCCTGGAACCCGGCGACCGAAGAAGGCGACCCGGCCCCCGTCGGCAACCGCGTCGCGCTCGCACCACTCGATGCGCCTGTCATCTCATCGGCGACAGCAGCCTATGGCTACGACAGTGCCACAGGAGCGCCGGGTGTCTATCTCGTGCTGGCCATAGATGCGCCAGACCGTAGCGATCTGACGTGGTTTCTGCGTACCCGGGCATCAGGTGCCGCGATCTGGGGTGAGCGTCAGTATAGCGACATCGATGCCAGCGCCGCCGTTGCGCTCGCAACCGAGTTTGTCCCGGTCGATGCGATGGTCGAAGTCGAGGCGGCGTTCATGACCGGCGATGGCCGGGTATCGCCATGGTCCGCGACGGAGACGGTCAGTACGTCGAGCGCGGCGATCCCGCCGGCGGCACCCACCGATCTGTCAGCCACGGCAGGGGCGGCGGGAGATGCCACCTTCGAATGGCGCAATCCCTCGACATCGAACCTCGCATATCTGCGCGTCTATCGTGGCACGACGGCTGTTCTCGGATCGGCCACACTGGTCAGCGGCGATCTTGTCGGCGGGCTGTCCGCGGTCATGACCTATCCGGAAACGGGGCTGTCGGCCGGCACCTATTACTACTGGGTCCGTGCCTACAATATCGGCGGTTACTCGTCGGTCGCAGGGCCCGTGTCGGTCATCGTCACCTGAGATGGACCCTCCGTAACCGCGCTGGAAGTGCGCGGCTATCCTTCCCCGGCCCGTTCCAGCGCCGGAGACGACATGCCCCGACCTCTCGATATCCCACTTCAGCGCAACGAGGACTATGCCGCCACATGGAAGCTCGCTGACGAGACGGGTACCGCCATCGACCTGACCGGCTGGTCGTTTTCGCTCGATATCCGCGATCCGCTGAACAACGCAACGTTGATTGCATCAGGGGTGGTGTCGATCCCAGATCCTGTAGGCGGCGAAGTCCAGATCAAGATTTATGGCGCGGACCTTGCCAGCTACGGCAACGCGCTCCACCCCGCCAGCCTTCCTTATGACGTTCTCGCCGAGGACGTTGGAGGCCTCAAGACCGCGCTGGTTCGGGGCGATATCCTGCTCGCACGCGGGGTGTCGGCATGACATCGCTTACTACCCTCAATCGTGTCAATGTCACTGTAACCGGCGCGCGCGGGCCTCGCGGGCTCGCTTCCGGAGCGCTTGGCGCGGGATCGGTCGGCGCGGAAGAAATCACGGACACCGGCTCCGAGCAGGACGCCATTGTCGCGAAGCTCGGCATCAGTGGTAGCGGTGGTTCGGCCAAGGTCGGGCATATCGCCGATGGCTCCGGAGCGGTTGCGACCACCGTCGCGGCGTGGATCAAGGACCAACTACCGACTGCCCGCGCGCGAGGCGCGGTCAAGACCGGTCTTTCCTCTGCCCGCAGCGCAATCCTAGCAGCGGACGCAATCGGCCCGTGGCGGCTGACGCAGGGACGCTACCTTATCGACGCGGATACGACGATCACGAAAACGGTCACGGTAGATCCCGGCGCGGTCTTCGTTATCGCTGATAGCTTCAGTTTGACCTTTACCGTTGACCCCATTGCTCCGCCGAACGTCGTGATCTTCGACACCAGCGGCACCGGCGCGGGCCTCGTCGAAGGTCTCTCCGTCTGCCATCTCGACTGGTGGGCCGGGGGCGCGCGTAATGTCGCCACGGATGCAACGGTGCGTGTCAAGAAGGCCGCGAAAGCCGTTGAGGCAAAGAACGGCGTCCTCAAGATGGGCCCCGGATCGTACCGGATCACGGGCACCACCGCTGTCGACATGAAGGGCTCAAGCCTCGTTGGCGCCGGGCGCTTCAAAAGCGTCCTCCTGTTCACAACGTCAACCACCAACGGCGTTCTCTGCTCTGTGAGCGAAGGCGGCGCCGTTGAGGGGGTCGGCTTCGGGATGGCCAGCGCTGATACTGTCGCCACAGCCGGGACGGTAATCAAATTTTCATCAGCCGCTCATAACGGAACAGTGAAAGGTGTCCGAATCCAGGGCGGCTACAACGGCATTCAGTTCCTGGGCATAAACGGCGGCAAGTCCGAAGATGTTGATATCTTCGACTCGCTCAACACCGGTCTATGGGTCAGTGGAAGCGCGAATATAGAGGCAGCGCAGACGCGCGTCTCTGCCTTCACGGACTTCGTAGATCTAAGCACCACCGCCGGTTTTATCGCAGGGGAAAGCCTGACGTGGACGGGTGGCAACGGCAATTATGGCTACACCACCAGCGGCACGCGGGCAAAGATACTCATCAACGATAATGCCCCCGCTGTCAGCGCGACGATAACGGGTGTGACATCGGGGGCGGTCGCCACGATGACGGCGCGCTATGCGCCGCACGCGGCAGGCGGGCTAAGGGTTGAGGGTAATTCACCAGCGACCTCGATTGTAAATTCGAGCTTCGCAGGCGGGGTTTATGCGGGCGTCATTACGGCCACGGTTTACGCACACGGCAGTTGGCCGGAATATAGCACCGTCGCGAACGCCTATTTCGACAACTCGGACCTCGGGTTGCTCATCTCTGGGGCGGCCGGGCTGTCCTTCTCGGAAACATGGTTTGCCTCGCGCAATGGCGACGGCGTGACACTTCAAAACACACTCAACGTCACGTTCGCCAAGTGCAAGTTCGACAGCTGCTGGAGGCATGGCGCGTTGGTGAAGGCGACCGCCATCAAGACCAGCTTCGACGGCGGCTATGCGGCCGGGTGCAACCGCTCAACGACGCTCTCGGGCGATGGCATCCACTTCGAGGCTGGCACGACGAAATTTCGTGTGGTGAATATGGACCTCGGCGGCAGCACCGTCGGCGCGGCGAACACCCAGCGCTCGGGCGTGAATGTCGCCGTCGGGGCATCTGATTATTACGTCATCACCGGCAACCTCGTCGGAGGCAACGTTATCAGCGGCGTTTCGGATGGCGGCACCGGCACCAACAAGACGGTCTCAGGAAATTGGGGATAACATGATTACGCGCGAACAGATCAAGGCGGCAGCGGAAGCGCAGGCGCCCGCTCTTTTCAAAAGCCGTGACCCTATGCTCAACGAGGCTCGCGCGAACGCGCTGGCGATTGTCGAGCAGGGCTTTATTGCCGCCGGCCTTGAGATTGAGCCGGAAGAGTCAGCCGCGGCGGATGACGAGTAGAAACGACGTGCAGACATGCCCGTCCATGGCGAGCTTGATGTGCTTCCTGCCCGGCACGAAGTAGGGCGGCACGTCATAATTCAGGTCGTATTCGTGCGTGCCAGCGTCGAAATCCATCGCCTCGATACCAGCGCCGATCAGGCGTAGCCGCCGGTCCAGATCCTCCAGATCCCGGCGGCGGTAGATGCAGTTCGGCCCCTCGGTAATCGTGCCATCGTTCGACGAGACATTGTACTCCGTCGTATGAACGGCGATCCCGCCCGGCTTGAGCAGGCGCATCGCGGATTCCACGAAGGATAGCCCGGCATCGAGCGTTCCGAGATGCTCGAAGGCGCAAGAACTCCACAGGAAATCGAACCCCTCGTTCGGCAGCGCGGACAGGTCATTCATGTCCACCGGCTGGAACGACACGAGGCGCTCGAATGCTTCTCGATCGATATGTTGCGGATGGAACAGGGCTTCTAATGTCTCCGCGTGCTGGCCGGTTTCCGACCAGCGGCCATCTGATAGCTCAATCGGCAGATCGGTCGCCAGCACCTCGACACCGCGCCGCGCGAACAAGCCGGGTAGCCATTCCTGCCCAACGGCGAACCCGAGCCCCTTGCGGCCTGGCTCAAGCATCCCGCGCGCGCTGAGCGTCTCCGCAACCGCAGCCCACTCCCAAATCTTGCGATAGCTGTACTTGTCCTCTTCCGTGACAGGGATCTGATAGCCGATCTCGCCAGCCCACCGCGCGTACCAATCGCTTTCGAAGTGTTCATATCGGCAAACGGTCGAACTCAGCATGTGGGCGTTCCCCTTCATCGCGCGGCCTTCTGGCGGGCATTTACCCTCCGTAACCGGGATTGAACCGTCCAGCTATCCTTTCCGCTGCATTTCAGGCGGACCCGCCCGGTCGCCGCAGCCGGAAGATAGCGATCGATGATCTCGCAATTCTCGACATTGGCGAAGCTGGACGGAGCGTTCGGGCCTGAATTGAACCCTGAGGCCGACCGTGGCCGCCCCTGCAAATCCAACCAGCGCAGGAGCGCAGCATGAATGGACAAGCACGATCGCCGGAGTGCGCAATGGTGAGCCCGTGGATCGAGGCATTCGCCGCCAAATACGGCGCTATCATTCTCGGGGTCGGCATCGGGACGGGCGCTAAATATCGCCTTGCCATTGCGGACGGGCGCGGGGTCAAGTGGTCCGAGATATTCTCCGACCTGCTTATTCTGCCGATGATCTGCATGTTGACCGGCTTCATCGTCGGGAAGGTCGGCGCGGACCCGGAAACAGCCGGGATGATCGGCGCCTTCATGGCGCTGTCGGCAAACCAGATCCTTCGCATCCTGCGCGACCGCTTCGTCCAGCGGGTGTCCGACGAGGCTGACATCATAAGCGCGAACAAGGGCGAGGCGCGGCAAGTCGGCGCGATCATCACCGCGACCGAAAACATCAAGGAAGAGGGACTGAACGCCCCGACCGCCGCCGCACGCTTCGGTGACATATCGCGCGAGCCGGGGAGGGACGCGTGACTCCGCTCGACTTCGCCTCCGACTACATCAAACGCTGGGAAGGCGGGCTTTCGCTCGATCCAAACGACAATGGGAATTGGTTCAAGCCGGGCGCGTCTGCCCAGAAACGCGGGCAGGGAGCACTTGTCGGCTCCAAGTTCGGCGTAACTGGCGCGACGCTCGCCGCCTATCGTGGCGTGCGGACAGTATCGGCCGCTGACATCGCGGCACTCACCCTTAAGGACGCCGGGGCTATCGCGCTCAAGCTGTTTCACACCGGGCCGGGCCTTCACCATCTCGCATGGAACCGCGTGTCTGCATCGGTCCTCGACTTCGGTTGGGGTGCCGGGCCCGTGACATCGATCAGGATGCTCCAGGACATGCTCGACGTGACCGTTGACGGCAAGATCGGGCCCGGCGGCGAGACGGCGCGCGCGTTCGCGACCTTCGTTGCCAAGGGGGAGACGTTCGCGGCCGGCGCGTGGTGGGCGCGGCGCGAGGAATATTACGAGGCCCTCGTCAGCCGCCGCCCGAGCGACGGCATCTATCTGAAGGGCTGGGACAATCGCAGTCGGTATTTCACGCCCGGTGATCCCGGGGGCTGGTGGACCGCATGGGAGAAAGCATCATGAACGACCTCGAAAAGCCGATTATCGTAAGCCCCGGCTGGATACAGGGCCAACTCGCCGTCCTATTTCGGCAGGGCGGCCTCGTCGTCGGCGCTGGCGCTACGCTGCTCACAATGATGCAGGCTGGCGACCTCAACGGCATCCGCGACTACATGCTCGGCAATGATTTTCTGATCGCCCTGACGGCGACGTGGGCGATCGGCAGCCTGCTCTACGGCCAGTTCAAAGCCTATCGCGACAAGAAGCTCAAGATCGTGCTGGCCAAGGTCGCGCCCGATCATGTCGCGCAGGTGAAGACCTCCGCCGAAGCAAAGGCGGAGGGCCTGAAATGAAACGCCTCATCATCCTCGCTGCGGTGTCCCTCAGCGCGTGCGCGACGGTCGGCAGCCCCGAGACGGCCCGGCAGAAGCTCTACGCGGCCTATGCGGCTTACAACGTCGCTGGCGAGGCGGCGGCTGACTATGCTGAGACGCCCACCGCCTCGCCCAAGGCGGTCGCAACGCTCAACCGGCTGCGGAAGCAGGCTGAGCCGGGCCTGTACTATGCGCGGGCCTACGCGGCGTGTCGTGGCGACAATGCGACGGCACTGGCGTCGATCGACTGTGCCGCCTTCGACTTCCGCCCGCAGACCGCCACTGGCTATGCGCTCGTCATCAACGGCGCAGCACGCGCCATCCTGTTGGGAGTTGGCCGATGAACGCCGCGCAAATCCTCCGCCTTCTCGACCTCATGCTTGTTGGGGCCGCCGCGCTCGATCGGGTGTCCGTCATCCGCGCCAAGATCGCGCTGATGGTCAGCGAGGGGCGCGAGCCAACCGAACAGGAATTCGACGCGCTCATCGCCGATGAGTCCGCATGGACCGAACGCCTTGATGCCGCTGACAAGCGGCTGAATCCGTGAATCACGAAATCCCCAAGTGTCCCGTCGAGCGGCTGAAATCATCGTGCAGATTCTTCGGCACGGGGTTCGGCCTGTGGTTGCGTGGCGGCGGTGGTGGTGGTGGTGGTGGCGGCTCGCCCTACGTCCCCGCGCTCAAATTCAACGACGCGCGCAACTCGCAATATCTCATCGCATTCTAAGGGGTACGCAAAATGGCAGGTTATGTGACGATTCCAATTCTGGACGCCACCGGAGCGACGGTGACTGTCCGCAAATACTCCTCCGATGGGACAACCTCGGGGACGATGCAGGAGGATAACTCGGTCGCAATCGGTGATGTCGCCGATACCGCATGGGCAGGGACCGGGGACGCCAGCCTGATCGCGGCGCTCAAGGCCATCGCCCTCGGCGCGCTGGACACCTCGACGCCGGTCCCGATCTCCAGCCATGCGACGGCGGCCTACTTCCTGCCCGCAGCGCTCGGCAGCGGCGACAAGATCCTTGTGACCGCAACGGACAACAAGGTGGCTCTACGGCTGAGTGCGGCGACCGTGCGGACATCGCCGGTATGGGTGCAGTTGTTCAACGCCAATGCGGCGGCAGACGTGACGCTCGGCACCACAGTTCCGACGCTGGCCTATCAGCTCGTGGCTGGCGGCACCAACGCCTCATCGAACCAATATGACATCGATTATCAGTTCCCGCTCGGCATCGTCATTGCGCTCACCACCACTGCGGGCGGATCGACTGGCGTAACAGCCGGCGACGTGACCGGTCTTGTACTGACCTACAAATGAGCCGCTTCATGCTGACGGGCCAGCAGAGCTTTCTGCAAGGCATCATGCCCTCGACGGCAGCCTCGACGCAGTTCCTGCTCGACAACCTCGACGGCGCAGACAGCACCACGCTGATCGCGGACGGCTATACCGCGACCAGCGGCACCGGCCACACATGGGCGCGGCCATCAGCGGGCGATACTGCGGGCGCGGACTATACCTTCACGGGTGGGCGCGTCTGGGTCTCGACGGGCTCTGCAACGGACATCGTTGCCTCGATCGTGCCAGCATCGGCCGACTATACGGTTGAGGGGAGTTTGTATGTAAAAGGGCTATCGACGCTTTCGACCAACGCGATCGGTATCGGCTGCCGCGCATCGACCACCGAGCGGACCAGCTACCAGCTCATATTCGTATCAAGCGCGTCGAACTCGTTCGCCGGGTCATGGAGGCTCAGGCGCCTCAACGCCGGCGCCGGGACCACGCTCGCTGATAGCGGGGCGGTCACGTTGACCGTCACGGATACGCACGCGCTCAAGCTCTCCTGCGCCGGTACCACGATCAGCGCCTGGGTCGATGGCGTCCTGATTGGCTCCGTCACCGATGCCACCATCTCGGCTGTGGGCCGTGTCGCCATCGTTGGCGGCTATGTGACCTCGGCGACCGCCGGCAACCACCTCGCATCGATAGAGGCCTATTACTGATGGGACGCTTCATCCTCCGTGCGCGTGGCGCGAACAGCGGCCCCGTGCCGCAGATCGCACTGCCGCCGACAATCACCGGGCCCGCGCGCGAAGGTGACACGCTCACCGCCGCCGCTGGGAGCTACATCACCGGCTACCTCGAAAAGGAACGTGTCTGGCAGGATGCGCCCGCGCCCTATGACGGCGCCACGGACATCTCTGGCGCGACGGGCGGTTCCTGGCTGATTGCCTCGGGGCAGGTCGGCAAGAAGGTCCGCTACGGCGAGCGCGTGCGCAATGGGACGGGCTGGAGTGCGTGGAACTGGAGCGATTACACCGATGTCGTGGTGGTCGCAGTCAGCAGCACGCTTCTCCCCGCCACGCAGACGGTCAACTTCGGCGCGAAAACGCGGCGCGGCCATGGTGGCCACAAGCTCAACTATGCGGGCACCGGGACGATCTCGATCACCTCGCAGAAGGACGCGGCCACCGCCGACGTTACCCTGTTTGCGATCAACGGCTACAAGGAGCTGGTACTCGCTGGCACCTATGGCACCGCACCGCCGACGCTCACGGGTGGCCCTTATACGGTTGTCGTCACCGACGGCACCTACAGCAGCACGGTTACGGTTCCGATCCTCAGCGGTAAATTCCACGCGGCGGTCAACCCGGCCAACGATACCGAGACCAGCGGCACGACCAGCCATCAGGTTGCCGCTATTCTAAAGCTCGGGACGGGGGTGTCGTATGGCGATGAAATTCTGCTGCGTGACGGCCAATATGGCGCGACCGCAGCCGGCGCGAACAAGACGTGGACTATCACCAAGACGGTTGAGTTCGCAGGCAACAAGCCCGGCGCGCTGTTCACCGGCTCGATCACGGGCACCACGCTCACCGTCTCGGCGGTTGCGAGCGGCGCGCTGTTCGTCGGCTGCCTGATCTCTGGCAACGGCATCCATGGCACCACGTCGATCACCGCGCTCGGCACCGGCAGTGGCGATACGGGCACCTATACCATCTCCACCACGCAGAACGTCGCCAGCATCGCGATGATCGGCAGCGGTCCCTACGACCCCAACTTCATCACAATCCGCAGCGAGAATGTCTCGGGCGTGGTCGGCGATGACGTATCGGCGGCAACCTTCGGCGCGCACTGGAGGATTCTCAAGCTCACGCCCTCGGGCGCGCTCGGCAATGTCGGACTGCGGTTCAAGAACATCGAGTTCAACCGCATCCCTGACGGCACCAGCAGCTACCTCCCCTGCATCATCCCTGATGGCGGGAACCGCCTGATCCAGATCGATCACTGCCGCTTTATCGGCACGACGTCGGATGGAGCGGTCCTCGGCAACACCAACGGCGTCAGCGGTATCTACACGACGTCCGGAAGCCGCAGCAGCTTCTACGTCATGGAGAACTACCAATATAATCTGTACGATGGCGTCACCATGTTAGGCGACGATCTGCAAGTCGTCGGCAATACCTTTGTCTGGATGGGGCGCGACAACAAGCTGTCCGCGCGCGGCATCGACGCCCCGGTCGCCAGCACCTTCGCATGGAATGTATTTCTGGAACGCGCCGATAATGGCGTCCATGGCGACGATTTGCAGGACGATGCGTCGAAGCTAAGCGATGCGCTGGTCGATCCAGACGGATTCCAGCCCATGAATATCTATTGCAACATCTCCACGATGGGAACGATCACCAACCGCAGCGGCGCACAGGGCGGCCCGTTCATGAGCGGGTGGCTCGCCGCCGACAGTTCAACCGGGCGCACGCTCGACGCCTTCTCGGTCAACAAATATGTGCGCGGCAATCTCTACGTCAACAACAAGGGCAACGGAATGTATTTCCACAGCGTGCAGGGGCTCGACGTGCAATACAACACGCTCTCCGCGCCGTTCGACGGGGCGTGGGGCTATTCCGCGACTGGGCCCAACATCAACGTCTACTCCTCCACCTCGGTGACGGCGGGCAACAACATCCTCTACGGCGCGCGACCATCGGGTGATACCACCTCGCTACAAAGCATCGACACCAAGGCGGAACTGACGACGGCGCTCGGGGTGGACGCAGGTAATAGCTTCGGCGCCAACCTCAACACCCGGGCGGCGGTCATCGCGGCCTTCACGCCACAAGCCGCTTCACCCGCGGAAGGGAAGGGCGCGATCGTCTCTGGTGTCGACTGGGATGCGCAGACGGCAGTCTGGCCGGATGGGCATAAATATGTGCGGCCGACGCCTAATTAACGAAACGGCGCCACCTCGGAATCAACATCAGCGGTCACAATATAGGTCGTCATCCCGATGCAAAACGCGGTGACGGCCACGATCCAGATGATAATCCCAAGGCGCGTCATGTTCGTGTGCATTGCAGTCCTCCCTATTGTTCGCCGTGCGGACGAACCCGCTCGGTTCCAGTGCCCGGATAGATCGTTAGTAAAACAGGCGTAATCGCCATGCAGGCCACGACGCCCGGCCATGGGAAGCCGATTGAATAGCCCATGACCGCGCCGCCGACGACCTCGATCAGCTTCACCGTTCCGAACGAATATGGCTTATAGAGGATGTGAATGTCGCGAGATCTCTCTTCCGGGTCGCGCGGGACGATGATGTCGGGCCCTGTATCGCGGTCTAGCCGCCAGACCCACACCACCCCTATCACCACGCACACCAGCAGGAACATCAGCCACCACGGGGCCATGAAGGCGAGGAATGCGCTCATGCCCCGATCACCATTGCAGCGCGGAGAAGTGGGCGTCGCACCGGTCGCCATGCAGGATAGGCTGTTGGCAATCGCGCTCGATGCACAGCCCCGCCTCTACCTTGGCGGACCTCCGAGCCCAGCCTTCGCGCCATGCCTGTAAAGGGTGGATGATCTGCCAGAAATACCCCCGAACTGCTTGCATCGCTAAGCTCCCAGCTTGGGCGCGACGAATATCGCGCAAATAACGAATGTGGCACACAGCAACATCGTGCCCTCGGACTTGCCGACCAGTGCATAGGCGCCAATGCTGCTAATCAGTGCAGCCCCCGCTATCGCGTGCCGCTTGAACCTGCGGGATGGATTAATCAACGGGCCGCCTCCTGATTGGTCGGGGTGGGTGTAGCATGGTTACGCGGGGGGAGTGAAGGGGGCTCGGGCGCTTGAGAAATGTACCATTCTGTGCCAGCCTTAAATCAGGAGAACGCGCCCCATGCCTGCTGATTTGAACTGCGGCGGATGTGTCCAGTGCTGCATCGGCGACACGATCACCTTGCAGCCGGGCGACGACCCCAAGCGGTACAAGACCGAGCTTCGCAACGGCAAGCGTGTCCTGCGCAAAGGCATCGACGGCAACTGCGTCTACCTGACGCCGACCGGATGCGGCATCCATGGATCGGCGCCGACAGAGTGCCAGAAGTTCGACTGCCGGGTCTACGCCATGGGGGTCCGCGGCCTTTCGTGGCAGGCTCGCGCGGCACGGCTCACGCATCACTTGCGCGGGCCGGTTATCAAGCGCGGCGAGGCTTTACTTGCCGAAGAGGGGCGTTGATCGCGCCTCACTCACCCAAGTCCCGCAGGAACTCGCGGCAGAGCGTTCTCCTTATCGGAACAACGCCTCCCCGTGCGTCGAGCGTAATGCGGCCTTGTTCGATAGCGCACTGCAAGCCCTCGATCACATCAGCCTTGTCGCGCCCAGCGGACAACTCGTTGATTAGGACGTTTGGGTTAACCAGCGTCCCGACGGCCAGAAGTATTTCGTCTATCGTGGGGATCGCTGCCCGCCCGGCCTTGCCGCTTCTATCGCTGTAATCGGTGAGCTTGCTCATGGGGTGGGGTCCTTTCTCGCCCTGCGCACTTGCTCCCATTCACGGTTTACGCTGACCATTTTGGACACGTCCTCGGGGAAAATACCTTGGCGGCAGTGCGGGCAGGCGGGAACCATCCCCTTGCGCCGGAAATGCTCATCCATCTTCTTCGCGGCGACACGGATCACATTATGCTCCTGCGCCTTAGAAAGCTCATCAGTCTTCCGCTCAATATCTGCAGCTGCTCTGTCGAAGTTTTCTACGATCAACAGGAAGGCATCAAAGGGGTCCACGTTGGCTTCGCAGTCCTTGCACCAAATGCGCCGCTCTTTCTGGTCGTAAACCAACGGGCGATGCTTGCAGGTAGAGGTCGGTCGGCGGGACATGCCTCGCGCAACGCGGATGTCTCCTATGTCGACAACCTTCACCCCGTACAAATAATCCATTTCCTTAATCGGCGGGTCTTTAGTGCCATCGCTCATCCTTCCTCTCCCGCCGCGCGATTATCGGGGGTCTCGGGGGTGAGGGGGCGAAGGTGGGCCAAGGCAGCGTCACATTGTGCGCGCGCCTCTTGAAGGGGGATGGCATCTTCCGGCTCGCCGTCCCAATCCACGTAGTGCTGATGAAGAGCTGCGCGTGCTTCCGTTAACGCGGCCATGCAAAACGCCACGGTCACCTCGCTCACCACGGGCGGCTGCGGGGTGGGGCGTCTTGCTTCATGCTCGGCGCGATATTCGCACTCCGGAAGCTTGCACCCAACTCCAAATGATTTTGGCGAACATGTGCCGCAGCGCTGGCACCGCTGGAAGCTCAGCACATTATCCGCCTCAACAGGCTCTGCGCGGCGGCGGTAGCCGATGATGTCGTCACCGCTGCCGTAATGCACCCATGCGTTGCCTGTCCCTATCTCCCCAGGCTCTCCATCGCGAAACAACACATCGCCCCCATCCCAATCGCCCGGCGGCCCGTCACCCCCACCCCAAGGCACAAAGTCCCGCTCAAGCGCGAGATAGGCGAAGTGGTCGGCGGGGAGGCGGAAGGAGGCGACTGTCGGCCAGTTGGCCAGCGATGCAAAGGTGGTCCAGTGGGTTTGGCCCGTATTGCGCTTAATCTTGGTCATTCCATCCAGCCAAGCAGGCATCTCCCCGCCATCGTGCGGGATCGGGGCGCCGAAGGTCGTCATGCGTTTTTCTCCAGCCATGCTTCTGCGGCACCCTCCGTTGCGAACCACGCATTGGCGTTGTAATCTTCGTAAGCCCTGTGTTCCATAAACTCCCGAATGATCGCGGCGGCCTTGGCGAGTTCGTCGGGCTCCGCGAGCCGTGCGTCGATGTACGTCGGAAGGTCGAGGTGCGCCTGAAAGTCGAGATCGCCATCCCATTCCGCTACCTTGAAGTAGACGCAAGGCCCTACAACCGCCTCGATCTCGCCGCGAATATGCTTGAGCGCATCCCGCGCGCTTATCGTTTTCTCGCTCATGCGGGGGCTCCTTCTGCCTTGGCGATGGCGGCGTCGATCTTGGCCCGCAGCATTACAAGGTATTGCTGGTCATCGGACGTGGTGCCGTCTCCATCGTCAGACATAACCGCCATATCGGCCAGGCCCTTAGCCTCTCGCAGCGCCTCCAGCAGCGTTGCTTCGATCTCAGTCATGCGGATGCTCCTTGAATTGGCTCAACAAAGTCGGTTAGGCGGCTTATCTCTGCGAGGATGTCTGGGTGACGTTCGAACCATTCACCGCGAATCCGCAGATGTTTGAATTTTCGATGCAAATCGCGCTCCAGCACTGGGCCTCCCTCGGCAAAGCCTAACAATGTGATTTCTTCGAAATGAGCCACCTGCAATTCAAACAGTCTCGCATGTGGGTGGATAGCGACCCCAATCTTGATGGGCCCAGACGCAGCGGCGATGAAGTAGACGTGCTGCCGCCCCTTCAGTTCAACCGTAGATTGGTGTCCGGACTGAAGTCTTTGCAGCATCTCTGGCGTGATGGCATCGCTGCGAAAGCGGAGCAGCTTCCCGCCAAACTTCATCCCCGGCAACCATCCTTCATCGTATGCCCTATTCACCCGCGCTCGGGTGACGCCCACATGCTTAGCCAATGTCGCCGTGCTAAAGATCGTCGTCATAACCAGTGTTCCCTGTTCAAGTTGAACAGGTGAACAGAAAAAGGGGCGAACGACTCGGGTCCAGACTGGAAACACCCCTTGTCAAATGTGGCAGAAAACCGCCAGAATGGAGGGGACGCGCTGGTTTGTGGTACCAGAGGTTGCGGGTTCAATCCCCGTCGGTCGCCCCACTTTTCACCACTAAAATCAGCCACTTGCTAAACCCTCGTACCAGTGACCCGCAGTTCAGTTGAACAGCGGCCCCTATTTCCCGGTGTCTCTCAGCGTCGATTCGGCGACCGCCATCCGCTTCCGGCAGCGGTCATAAATTCGCCTTGCCTGTGCCTGACCTGCACGCTTCTCGCGCTCGATCTCTGCCAATTCAGCAATCTCTTCCGGTGTTAGATAATCGCGCCAGTTCATACCGAGTCGACGCGAGCGATGGCGCCGGTAGCCACAAGCGCAGCCTCTTGGCATTTGTCGCAACAAGTGTTCGCGGCGATGCTCTTTAGCGCATCGTACATACCTGGCGCGGCTGCGATAAGGCGAGCGTTGCGATCGGATTGGTCGCGGTACCCCGGAACGAACTCAGTTACTGTGGCTACGGTCAGCCCGTCTGCTCGGTTAATCTGGTTGCGGAATACGTGCCAAAGTTCACTGCTCATCGTCTGTCTCCGTTTCGATTCCACCTCTATAATGCGGATTTCCACATCATACAAGCGGAAAACATGTTCTCACCACGTCAGCGCCTTGGCCGCGCGGCGCAGATAATCGGGGTGGTAGCGCGCATAGACGCGGGTCGTGATGCCGGTGTCCTTGTGCCCCAGATAGGCGGCGATCTCTTCCATCGGCGTCCGCGCTTCAGCGAGCCACACGGCGGCGCTGTGCCGGAACATATGCGGCGTGCAGTGGACGCCTGATCGCTCCGATGCCGCCTGAATGCCCTTCCGAATCGACGCGATGCGCTGGCCGCCGGTCTCGATCACGAACGGCGTCAGCGCTGCCTCCTTGGCGGCCACCAGCAGCGGCTTGAGCTGGCTGTTGATCGGCACCTGCGCGCGACGCTTGTTGCTCTTCTGGATGCGCCCGCGCGGGTTCAGGTTGATGATGTCGCCCTCAAGGTCGACGCGGACCCACGCCAGTTCGAGCAGCGCGGCACAGCGCGCCCCGGTGGTGACCGCCAGTTCGGCGAACAGCTTGACGTGCGGCGCGTGGCAGCCGGCGAGGAACTTCCGGAACTGCGCCTTGGACAGATGGCCGGTTTCGCTCTCTGGCATGGCAGGCAGGATGATGGCCGGGGCGACCGCGAGTAGCTGCCGCTTGACCGCCCACTTGAGCGCGCTGTTGATCGTCGCCAGCTCGTTGCGCATCGTGTTGGCGGCCCGCTGGCGCCAGGCCGGATATTCGGTCTTGCTCGTCTCGTCGTCGATCTGGTGCGGGCGCAGGTGGCCCCAGAAGGCTTTGGCGGCCTTCCAGCCATCGCGCTTCCGCACTTCGTCGCGCTCGCCGTTGAGGCTGTCGAGATAGAGTTCGACCATCTGGCCTATCGTGTCCGCGCCTGCGAGGCTGTGGCGTGCCCAGAACTCGCGAGCCTGGGCCTCGGCTGCGGTTCGACTCGCCGTGCCAAGCGAAACGCGGTGCGGTCCTCGTTCGTCAGCCCACTTGATGCACCAGTGCCAGTAGGACGATCCGTCTGCCCGCTTTCGGGTGAGGCGTCCGAGGCTCCAAGGGTTGCTCGACATTCATATTCCTCCACGGCTTCCGGCTTGATCCGGAGCAACTTGCCTCCGAACCGCATCGCCTGCAAACGCTCAGCCTTGATCTGGTCATAGATGAACGTGTCGGAGCATCCCCAGCGCTGCGCCAGCGTGGCGACGGTGTAGGGTCGTTCGTTCATCACGCGCCTCCTTCCGCATCCGCCTCGATATAGCCGAGCAGGACGGCGGTCTGGCGGCCTAGCTGGTGGGCATCATAGGTAGATGGGTGGAGATTGCGCCTCTCGCTGCCCATATACCCGACCCTGTATGCGCCACGCTTGGAGTGGCCTAGGCCGACGATCTTCGCCACCTCCCTCAAATGCCGCTGCCACATCTCGGTCGTGTATTTTTCGGCCTCGGTCATGCTCCCCACCCTCCAATCCAAGCGCGCCACCCGCTCTTGACGGGCACCTGACACCGCCGCCACGTCGCGAGATCCTGCGCCCGCTTGATCGCGGCTATGTCGATCGCGTCGGGGTCGTGGGGCAGCGTCTCGATGCGCGTCCAGTTGCCGGATTTCATGCTGGTTCTCCCGCTTTAACCGCGGCGGCGCGGAGGGTGGCGACGACTTCCGATTGCGTGCGGGATGGGTCGTCGTTCCAGGCAGTTATTCTTTTCCCACCTATCGCGGCGCTTAACTGGCGCATACCCAGCCAGTATGCGTTAGACAGCGTTCCAGGATCGGCGAACGCAACCTTTCGCATAGCACCTGCGGCACACCATCGCGCAGCAGTCGGCGCTCCGGGAAGGACGACCTTCCCACCCTTCGAAACCGCCATCTGCCCCTGCGTCCAAGCCCCCGGCTTCTCCAGAAGATCAGCCGCCGCGTTCAGAACCGATGCGGTGTCCATTAGGAGGGCTCCCCGGTTGCGCGGGCGATAGCGGCGTCGATCACCTCGTCGGGGCCAATCAGATTGCGCGCGTATTTCAGCGCTCCCAGCGTATCAGGCGCGGCGGCGATCAGGTGGGCGTTGGCCAACTCGGTTTCGCACCAGTCACCGGGCGCGCCGTTTTCTATGAAGGCCACCAAATATCGCATATCCCCGCGAACGGCCGCGACTGCGCAACGGTGCTCGTCGCCCTTTTCTGCTCCCTTAATCGCCTCCCAAGGCCCCGGCGTATGCTTCACGCTCACTTCACCCCTCCCAACTCAGCTGTCCGCTTCATCGCGGCCTCCCGCAGATCGCTCGCGTCGTCATCGTCAAGCTGCTCGCACAGCGCCACGGTGCGGGTGTTCACGTCGATGACCGTCTCCGCGCTCGCGATCTCCGCCAGCGCTTCGGTCAGGCGGGTGCGTTCGCCTCGGTCGGTGTCGGTGGGGCCTTCGTGGATCTCGCCGGTTTCGGTGTCGTGCGACTGGATCTGATGTTCGATTGCGTCGAGGCGTGACATGGGCTGCGCGCGTTCAGCCGTGATGTCGTTCGCGGGCGCCGCTGAATGATCGATCGTCAGCGTCTCATCGCGCTCGAATGCGTCATCCAGATCGGACGACATGGGCAGGCGCTTGGAGAGGCGGCGCATCACGGTCTTGCGGGCCATCTCTGACCACCACTGGACCCAGGGTCCGGCACCTTTCGACCGGCTGACGTTGCGGACCTTCTCGATGTCACTCTTGCGCATCACTTCCAGCAGCTTCGATCCGTCCTTGAGAACGGCGACCGCGTAGGCCGCGATCGGTTCGCCGGGCTCCTGATCGAGCGGCGCGGGCTCGTGTTCGACATTCTCGTCGAAGCCCAGCGTCCATTTGAACTTGTCGTTCGAATAGACGACGTGCGCGGAAATATAGGACACCTCGCCAGACTGCCGGATCTTTTTCAGGATACCGGCGATCATCGGCATGGCCTGCGCCTTGTCGCCGAACTTGACGATGGCGGCCTCGCGTCCATCCGGAAGCAGTCCGTCCTGCGCCAGTCGGACAATTGCGCCGAACAGGCTCTTGCGGTCGACATTGGCAAGGTCGGGCTGGTTCTGGATCGCCGTCTGCGCAACGCGGGTGAACTTCTCCACGCTGACATGCGCGGGTAGCGCGGCGCGGAACTCGGGGGCCATCGCCTGAAGATTCTGGCGGATGACCGTCAGCGGGTTGGCGCGATGCTCTGCTAGTTGGGTAGCCATTATACCTTCTCCACGATTGAAAACCGCCGGTAGGATTTCCGGCCCTTGATGATTGTCCCGATGTCGTCGGCGCTGATTGTCCGATCGGGCGACGCCTTCACGGTCGGGCATTTGACCGTCATGCCTTCCAGTAGCGCGACGCCGGCCTCGCCCAGCTTGTCCATGATCTCCGCCTGTGCTGCGGACGCCTGAGCCGCGCCCTGCTTCTCCAGCGCCTTCCCAGCCAGCCAGCGGGCCGCCGCGTCGTGCGCGAGATTGTTGGCGCGCAGATCGATCACGGCATCGGTCGCATCCGGATAGAGCGCGGCGATAGCGTCGCCGTCGCGGGTGTAGTCCGGCTTGGGAGGCGTCCCAGCCTCTACCGAGCGCCAGAAGCTCGCGACGCGCGCCTCGATGTCGGCGAAGATGACGGGCCGCGCGGGATATTCGAACCGCTCAAGCGCATTGCCGCCGACCAGAACGATCATGTCGCCCCATGCGGCATTATCGAGCCCAACATAGGATTGGGTCTGGAGCAGATAGTTCACAGGCGGCTCATCGCCCCACTGCTTGCGCACTAGCCAATCGACCATCTTAACTTCGAGAATGCCGGGGCCGCGCCGTGGGCACATGACGCGCCGATCCGGATGACCGCCCAAGCCCTTGCCATTGTCGAGGCGATCCACTTGCTCGCGGTCGGTGTAGCCAAAGCGCTCCATGGCGGCCGCGATGATGGCGGGCTCAAGCCGAACGCCCCACTCCATGCGCTCGTCGCCGGAAAAATCAGGCGTTGCGATCGTTCCGCTCTTGCGATGCCACAGCTCAAATTCAGTCAGCCAAGGATGACAACCGAACAGCGCCGCAACCTCGGACGCGCCGACAACGGAAGCGCGAAAAGCGTCGTCGCCATCGCCTGCAACGATGGGTTTATACTCACCCATTCACTCGCCCTCCGTTGCCCGACGCGCTGCCTCGCGCGCGTGGGGCTGGCTCTGCGTATCCGGGTGGATCGAGGCGAGCGGGGAGGGGATTGGGGGAAGCGGCACCCAGTGGGTGGGCTCATATGGGGCTCGATCGGCATAGCATTCGCTGCATTCCCACATGCAGTTCCACCAGCCATCGCGCTCCCACGCTATGACTTCCGGAATGAACGGACGCCCTGTCTTGGGATGGCAACCCATGATAATGCCGAGAATGTCGGTCCCATCCTTCGGCGCCGTCTCGATCGGCTGCCAAGTCCGCTCCGCCTCAAGCTTGGCGATGGCGTCGGCGGCCTCGGCCATGCAGCGGGTGTCAGCCCCACGACACTTGTCCGGCCCCTCAGTTGTGTTCTCTTGTCCGCAAATCCGGCATGGTGCGTCGTCCGGGGCCGTCCAGTATTCTGGCGACCTTGGATCATAAGGGCACACTGGCAGTAGCTCGTTGGACCGCAACCGCGCCACCAAATCACCATATTCACCCATCTCAAACTCCAGATAAGAATGCGCCTCGTTCACGCTGCGACCTCCAGCGCTTCGATGGTGGGGGGAGGTGTGGCCCTCCTGGCGTTGGCCGCCTCGATCGCGCCGGACAGCGCCAGCTCGGGCGTGCTGGCTATATTTTGCGCCGCCTCGCGCTCCCCATTCTGCCTGAGCCAATGGGCGTAGGCGGTATAGAAAACATCGAAGTCGGCGCGCATGGTGATGCCTACAGAAAGATGGCAAAGGTCATGCTTCGCGCACAGTTCAGTGAAGGTATCAGCGAGCGTCGCCATCACAATTCCTTTCGGTTTCATCTGGTTCAGGCCCAACTTCCTTTGGGCCGGCGGAAAGATAAGAATGCGCCTCGTCCTGCGCGCCGCAGTTGTGGCTGGCGTCAGACGCGCCGCCGCATTCGATGCAGTGGGTGGCGTTCACCATGGCAGCCGGAACCCCATCCAATCGAGGGCAAGCGCGCTCCAGACGGCCCCGTTGATCCACCACATGATGGTCTTGCAGCGGTCGCAGATGGCGAGGCTTTCGCGGGTGATGTAGAGGTCGGTGCGCGGGGTCATGACCGGCCTTCCGCTTTGGCGATGGCGGCGCGAAGGCTTTGCGCAGTTTCCTCCACCAGCGGCAGATACGGGTGCAACTCAAAGTCATCAGACTTCTGCGTGCGAATGAACGCGGCGTATTGCTCCAGAATATCGGCAGCGGTGGGCGCGACTTCTGCATAATCAGGCGCGGCAGAGATCAGTCGGGCGTTGGCCTCGGGCTGGTGGCTGTCATACGTTGTGCAGATGAGGACGTTGCTTGCCTCTTCGTCTGGGTCTTTGGCAGTGACCTCGCGCAAAGTGAAACGCTCCCAAGGCCCCGGCGTGTGCTTGCCCATCACAAAACCTCCCCAATTTTCCGCACCAGATCCCCCGCGCGGGCAGGCTCGACACCGAGGGCATCGGCAACGGCGCGGCGCAGTTCGTCGGCGGTGATGTCCATGCGGTGCATCGCCAGACAGGCCCGGTTCTCAGGCCCGTGGACATATTCAGCCTCGGCGGCGATGTGGCGCACGATCAGCGCGTCTATCGAGACGGCGGCGGGGTGCGTGTGGAGGTTCATGCTGGCTGCTCCTTGTTGGCAAGCTCAAGAAGAACGTCGGCGTGGCAGGGGGACGAGAGAGGGCACCAGCAGGCGAGGTTTTTGCCGCGCAGTTCGACTTTGGCGCGGTCAAGGAGGCCGCTGACGAGGAACCACGCGCGGAAAGCCTTAACGGACAACTCAGCGGCCTCCTGCTTCGTGTCTAGGAACCACATAGCTGGACCATCCCAAGTGCCAACGACCCAAGAATCGGTAGTGACCCCCATGGATGTCGACTTACACTTGCAGATTGGGAACGGGTTTCTGAAGCCGGAAGACTGGTTTACCTTCACCGTGTTGGGCGGCATCTTCCAGCCCTTGGTGCGGCGAAGCTGGACGCGGATGGGCGCACTCATGCCCCGCGCTCCTGCATGTCGTCGATCCGCTGATCGGCTGCCCAGCCCTGCGCAACGCTGAACCCGTTCAGTTCGAAGAATTTCTCATCCGTGCACACTTCCTGCGCGGCCTCATACACCGCCTCAATCTCGGTGAGGTCGTATGCGGCTTCCAGCATCTCAACCCATTCCGGATCGCGCTCGCGGTCGATCTCGCGGCGGAGGGCCAGCGTTTCGAGTGTCAGGAGCTTATCGCGCAATACCCGGATGTGGCGAAGTTCGCGCAGCGGGTCAGGGTGGACTTCGGTGAAGCCGGTTTGATCGTGGGCGGTCATCGTAATCTCCACGCCGGTCTGTCCGGCTGATGGAGATCACTATCCGCTTTTCGGATTAGTCAGTCAATCTGTTTTTCAGATAATTTATCAGGCGACCATGCCGCCCTTCCATACGACTTTTCCGATAACGCGAAAATGTCGTTCACCCACAATAAGATCGACGTGCTCCGGATTGGAGGACATCGGGCAAAAACGGGCTGGGTTCGATCGGTAGCGCTTGACCATCGTCTCTTCGTCACCGTTGCCGATGAGGTAGACGCTGCCGTCGAAGAGGTTGGTTTTATCGGGATCGACGACGACAAAGCCGCCGTTCTCTATGAGCTGGTCCATGCTGTCGCCGCAGACTTCCACTGCAAACGACCTATTTCCGGCGACGCCCTTGATTAAGCTTATATGTCCGATCGGCATTTCAATAGCTTCGGCCCAGTTCCCCGCGCCGGTCAAGCCGATAATCGGCAGGGTCATGACGTTGGAACCATCGTCAATGCCGAGGTAACTATCGATAGCCGCCTTTTCGTGCGCTTTCAGTCCGCGCTTGCCATTGAGGATATTCGAAAAGGCGGACTGGCTGGTCAGCCCGAGATGCTTCGAAATCTGTTCCTGGGTAACGCGGCGGGCCTTCATGGCGGCCTTGACGCGGGCCACATATGCCGAATCGGTCATCCCCTCTGATAACGGATACGCGACGAACTGATTAGTCCCCGAGTTCGGATATAAATCAGGTTGCCAATTATCCGAAAAGTGGATAATCATGGCGCATGGACACAATCGAAGACATTTTCAAGGCGTTCAACGGCTCCACGAAGCTTGCTCGCCTCGCCGGTTTGAGCGTCACCACCGTCGATAGCTGGAAGAACAGCCGCAACGGCAAGCCCAATATTCCCGAGTGGCGCAGGCCGCTGGTGCTGGAGACGGCGCGGCGGAACAGCATCGAGCTTTCGACGCGCGCCATTCTGTACCTTTCGCAGACCCAATCCGCCGCAGCCTGAACGGGAGGAACCGCCATGTCGATTTTCCGGAAGATTTGCTCAAAGTTGAAGCAACGACGGCTCATCGCAGCATACAGCGCCGACGCACCCCAGATTGAGAATGATGCCTTGCGGCGAACGGTCCGACGGCTGCGCGCTGAAATACGCGAGCTTGTGGATGAGCGTGGAGACCTCGTCTGCGCGAATGATGAGTTGCACGATGCGCTCAACGCCCTCCGCCCCCTCGCCGACATCGGCCAGCGCCGCCTCGACGCGCTCGCCCGCGCCAAGATCACCGCCAAAGCCAAGCGAGCCGCGAAGTGATCGCCGTCGCTGCTGTGGGCGCCACCCTCACAGTCGTCGCGCTGATCCGCGTGCATCGCGCGGCCCGCAGATTTTGCGACCGGTTGACCATCTTCGACTGGGGCCACTGAACGCAAAGCAACTCTTTCCATGCCCGAAACTATAGCACCAATGGGGAACCAGATCATGTCTGATAGCGAGTATTTGAAACCAGATCATATCGCCCTGCAGATGAGCATGTTCGCCATGTTTGTTGGACAGGGCAAGCGCGTGACACGGGAAGCGCTGTTTAATGCGACCGGGATACCGAAGCAGTCGTTAGCTAATTATGCGCACGGCGCAGCCATGCCCTTCGATGTCGCGCGGCGGATTTGCAAAGTCCTCCCCGAGGCCATCAACATGCTACTTGAGCCTGACGGGCTACGCATCGTGCCGATCGAAGTCGAGGACACTAACTGGCACGAAGTCGGCAGCCACGCCGCGCACCTGACCTATGAGATCCTGAACGCCACCAAGGACGGCGCGGTCGATCATGTCGAGAAGGCGCGGCTCCAGAACGAAGCACGCGAGCTGACGGCCAAGCTGAGCGCGGCGGTGCGGTCATGAGCGGTGGTTGCATGGTCGGCGGCGGGGATGTTGCAGTCCTCGCGCCACTCCTTGTCGCGCTGTATTTCGGCATCGCTTTCGCGGTGGCGGCCTGGATCAATGGGCGGCGGCGGTCATGATCGACATGCTCCTCGTGGTCTCGGCGATAACGCTCGTCCTGCCTTTCTTCATCGTGGTGAGCATCGCGCTTGGTGAGGTCGCGGCTGACTGGATCAAGGACTTGTTCTGGTGATCGCCCGCATCCGCCGCCTGCTCGCCGGCAGGATCGTAGAGGCCACGACGGTCGTGTTGTTTTTCGGTTTCGCGCTCATTTCTGTCCGATGGGCCATCATCGTTTCGGCTGCCGTGGTGGCCGCGCTTGTCGGCTTTTTATGGTGGATGGGCGGCAAGAAGCGGCGCGCGAATATCAAACGCCTCCCGGAAGAGATCGCTGCCAGCGAGCCCATCAAGGACGACCGCCGCATCCGCAGCGAGCGCGCGAGGAAGGGCTGGGCGACGCGTGTGCATCGGCAGTTCGCGCGCGACCCGATTATCCAGGAATTCAGGAAGGGAAATCACGCATGACGATATCACTCGGATGGTGGCTGGTGCCGCTTGCTGTGACGGTGGCCGCATTTTGGCGCGCATCGGTTAACGGGCGCGAGGCGCATGGGCTCAGCAAACCCAGCGCTGAGATTGTCGGGGCCCTCTTGGTGCTGGCTGCACTTTCCATAAGCCTCGGGGCTTGGCTGGTGTGGGCCTTGGCGATGCTCATTTGGGGGGTAGGCGCATGACCCACGACGTAGCCGCCGACCAGCTAAGGCTTTTCATAGAGCGCATTGAGCTTCTTGAAGAGTCCAAGAAGGCCCTCTCCGACGACATCCGCGACACCTACCTCGAAGCCAAATCGCAGGGCTTCGAAAGCAAGACCATGCGCTCGATCGTCAAGCTCCGGAAGATGGAGAAGGACGCGCGCGACGAGATGGACGCGCTGTTGGAGACCTATCGCAATGCGTTGGGGTTGGGCTGATGCCGAAACCCGCATCCGGCCCACCGCCCGAGGGCTTCCGGCAGCTCGCCGAGAAATACACCAATCGCGAGATTGGCGTGATGCTGAAGCGCGGGCAGCCGACCATCATCAATTGGCTCAAGCTCGTGGGCATGTCGGGCCGCCGCAACCACAAGCGCCGTCGCGCCGTTCCTGTCGACTTCCGCGCGGTGGGGCCGACGCTGACGACCAATGGTGGGGCGACGCATTGGGAGACCGATCGGCGCACGGTTCAGCGCTGGCACACGGAATGCGGCACCGAGGCGGCACAGCCCGTCAAGCCGGTATGGATTCCCGCCGACTGGGCCGACCAATGCCATCGCCCGAGCCCCGAGCTGATTGAGCATTATGGCGTCGCCGGTTCGACGATCCTTGCGTACCATTCGCGCGCTGGCACTAAGCCGCCGCCCAAGCGGATGCCGGTGCGGGTTGCGGTCAAGAAGAACAATGTCGCGCCGATCAGGTCTGTGCCGCGGTCGCTCGCTTCGCCGGTTCCTTCGATCGACCCAACGGTTGAGGCCCACGCCGCGCACTTCCTGATGAAAGATTTCCGGCAGGTCTGCAAGACGGAGACCATCGGCAGGCCGCCGGGTGGGTGGCTCGTCGGGAACAAGATCTACACCACCGAAGCAATGATGGATCTTGCCTACGACCACGGCTTCGATGCCAGAGCTTGGGCGAGGGTGGCATGAAGCGCTTCCCCGACAAAAAGCAGTCCACCGAACAGGGCCGCATCGCGCTCAAGATGATGCTCGCGTCGGCGCGGTCCATCGATGCGTTCACGCCGGTTGCACTGGCGGGGATGTATCCGGTGTCGATCCGCGAGTGTGAGGCGATGTTGTCGGCGGCGCGGGATGTTCGCAGGCGGGAATGTGAGAAGGTTCTCATCCTCGCCAAGGCCGCACAGAAGATCTGCCGGTGAAGTACCGCGCCATCCGGACAGAGTGCGGCGGGGGCCACACGCACGACAGCAAGATCGAGGCTGGGCGCTGCGATGAGTTGCGCGAGATGGAGGCTAAGGGCGAGATCACGCATCTGACGCAGCAGCCGGCGTTCACCATTCGCGTCAATGACGTGGTGATCTGCAAGTACATCGCCGACTTCGGATACCGGATGGCGGACAGCGGACTGCACATCGTCGCCGACGTTAAAGGCATGATTACACCGGTTTTTCGCTTGAAGCAGAAGCTTGTGGAAGCGTCCTATCCCGGCACCGTCATCACCCTCTGGCCGCCGCGCAAGAAGAAGGCCCGGAAGGCGAGGAAGGCCAAATGATGACCACCCGCGAAGCCGCCGCCATCGTCGCCCACGTCGCGCGCCAGACAGGCGTCGCGGAGATCGACATCACCGGGGAGAGCCGTGTGGCGCACGTCGTTCGCGCGCGTGACCAGGTGGTCGCCATTCTCGCCGACCGTGGGTGTCCCGCAAAGAAGATCGGGCGGCTCATGCTGCGCGACCATTCGACGATTTTGCATAGCTTGAAGAAGCAGAAAAGGTCCGCCTCATGAGCCGCTGGTTTCGCCATTACGCAGGCATGGTGCGTGACGATAAGCTCGTGCGCGCGTCGATCAAATCCAAGCAGTCGATCGAGCGCGTCGTCTGGGTCTGGTCGGCCATCCTGGAGAGCGCAGCCGAGCTTGATGACGGCGGCCGATACGAAATCGACCATGACGAGATGGCTCGTTTTCTCCGCTGCTCGGCAAGCAAGTTGAAGGACATTGAGGGAGCACTCGCCGCACTTTCGCGAGTGTCTGGCAACGTCGTGGAAAACTGGAATTCACGCCAGTTCAAGAGCGACAAATCGGCCGAGCGAACGCGGGACTACAGAAACCGCAGAAAAGCGTCAATTTCCGATGATGAGCCAGCGTCACGTGACGCCGGAAACAACAAGGCGGACCGTCGCAGTGACGATGCTGTGACGTCACAAGAACGTCACCGTGACGCCCCAGAGACAGAGACAGAGACAGAGACAGAGAAGAAGAGTTCTGTAGCTAACGCTACAGGCGCTTCCGCGCCGAAAACGGCTGCTGATTTCTGCAAGGGGGTTTTCGATAGCGGGACCGCCTTGCTGGTAGCCCAAGGCACACCCGAACCCAGAGCGCGCGGCATGGTCGGCCGATGGCGCAAAGCCTGTGGTGACGCCGACCTCCTGACCATCATCCGACAATCCGAAATCGAAGGCCATTCCGATCCCGTCGCATGGATCACGGCCGCAGTGGAGACGCGCAATGGAAAACGCACAGCCTCGAAATTTGGCGATGGCCAGTACAGCGACCCGATACTCGGAGACGCTTTTGAGGAGCTACGTGCCCGACTGGGTTAACGAAAGCGCGCTCAACGCCGATGTTTTCTACATGCCGGTGGTGAGGCCGAA